CCCGATCTCGACCCGCGCCCTGACTTCCCAACCTTGGCCACTCCGAGCGCCTGTCCGGCAGTCTCCCAGGATCGTCAGCGGCTGATCTGGTTAGGTCATGGTAACACCCACACTTTACCCCGGAACTCCGGGGTGACTCAGGGCTAAACCTTCCGAAGAAGCTCCCTGTTTTGGTGCTGCATGATCAGCGCCCTGATCACTTCTTTGCAGATTTGCCGCTCTTGACCTTCAAGCTGCCTCATCTGCTCGAACATGATTTTCAGGTCACCATCCTCGCCCAGCTCATCTTCATCGAACAGCAATTCGTCTGCAGTACACCCAAGGGCGATCACTAGCGCCTTGATCTTCGACACGCCGGTGTCTCCTTCGCCGCTCTCGATTCTCTGAACCATTTTCAGGTTCAGCCGGGCGAGCACTGCCAGTTCGCCCTGTGACAGGCCGGCTGCTTCGCGTAGGCGTTTAAGGTTCTCACCGAGGGTCATGGATGACTCGTGCTTAGGACTTTCATGGATCAATTTCATCATGTTTTGCCTCGGTTCTGTCCCATCAGATAGCCAGCATCTGACGAATATGTCTTGACTAAGACAAATACGTCGCTAGGATAGGCCGCATTCGTCCTTTGGATCGTCCGTAAATGTCTTCTTCGACCATTCCGAACAGCTTCATGTTCTACGACTGGATAAAGGCCTTTCAGGACTTCCCCTTCGATCTTCCGAAGGTTGCTGACATCGTGGTTCGCCGCTTCGACTCCGAGACCGAGGAGTTGCTCAGCGAATCCGCTCCGGCGTTCCTGGCCGAGGGTAGCTACAGCACCACATTTCGCATTCACGTCTGCGGCCGGCGCATCACGGTTGATGGCAACCCATCGCGCGTGAATCGCCTGGACAACGTGTTCGGCCTGCCGACGCTCGATGAGTGCTTCCGGGTGATCAACTCGATTCTGGCCGAGTACGGGCTTCCGGCGATGACCCGCTGCACGCGGATTGATCGCCTGCAGGACGGTTCGGTTCTGGCTGACGGCGCGGTTCTCCAGCGCCTGGACTGCACTTCGAATTTTTACGTAGGGCAGGGGAACGAGCGGGCATATCTGCGCGGCATTTCCAGCCAGCGGTTTCGCCACTCCATCGGCTACCTCTATCCGGACGGCAATACATGCGTCTGGACCCCGAAAGGGGGTGAGAAGGCCGGTCGCCTGGTTTATCCAGGTAACTACAACAAGGCTGCCGAACTGGACGCCCACCTGCTCCCCAAGGTGAAGCGCAGTTACGGCGAAGGTTCCGACGAATATCGCTATGTAAAACAGCTTCGCGATTGGTGTGCGTCGGTTGGCATGTTGCGCTCCGAGATTAAGTTGCGTTCGGAGTTTTTGAAGCGCGAATGCCTTTCATATTGGGGACTGTTCGAAGAAGAGAAGTTGAGAGAAGTGCACGGCGAGTTTTTAAGGGTGGGCGAGAAGATGACTCTAGATGCGTATGACGTTCAGTCGATAAGCGAAAAGTTGATGGCTGAGAAAATCTGTAAATCAATGCAGGCGGCAACTCGCACAGCCACTTATGCATATGAGTGGATGAACGGAAAGCGGTTTGATTTCAATAAGTCCGCAGTTCAAGATCATCGCGCCCGTCTTCGCCAGATCGGTATTGATATCAAGTTGCCGTATGACACAACGAAGTGCGGTGTTGTGTTCATCACTAATTGCCGCGAGGTCAACGTCACTCACAACGTGGCCATTCCGAGCTTCTACCGCCCGGCTGTGGCGCCTTCGCACCTGAGGCTGGTCGCATGATGGCCCCCACGCTCTCGCTGTTCGCCACGCTCGCCGGTGGCGTCATAGCGCTCTATTTGGTCCGCCTGGAGTTCCGCCCATGAAGACTGTGAGCTTCCAAGGCAAAGGCCTAAGTGCAACTCAGCGGGCCCGCCTTGCATTCGAGCAACAAACTCGCGCCCGCTTCTTGAATGAACACCTGACAACTCAGGTTAACGAAACACTCGTCGCTGTTGAAAAGCGGAGGGAGGAGGGCGCTAAGCCCGTTCGCCAATGGTTCCTCGAATACGAGGCCAAAGGCACACCATGTGTCGCCGAATTGTTCGGCTTTTGAAACCGAGGAAAGAGATATGACGTTCGCTATCAAGATCAAAGTTAACTCCACTGACGTGGAAAAGAAGACCGGCGTTAACGGTCGCGGCCCCTGGGAAATCATCGAACAGGAAGCCTTCATGTTCAAAACCGGCGACGAGTTCCCTGAGAAGATCGTTCTCACCCTGGACAAGGGCGCTCAGCCGTATCAGCCGGGCATGTATGAGCTCGATGAAAAGTCCGTTTATGTCGGCCAGTTCAAACAACCGCAACTTCGCATGCGCCTCAAGCCGCTCGTTTCTTCGGCAGCACAGCAGCAACCTCCAAAAGTTGCAGGCGCTAACTAATGAGTTCCGGCGCTCTCATTTGTGAAGGCTCAGTAACTATCGCGAATGATGGCGCTCCACTGTGTTCAGGTGTCTGGCATTTAATGGCAGTTCCCGAACCATTCGATCCGGCGCAACTTCCCATTGCGGATTTGGCGTTAATGTTTGGGTTCGGCTTTGGCCTTGTTGGCCTTTGCTGTGTCCTGGGCATTGCGGGTCGTTTGTTACTTAACGCAATACACAACCCCAATAAAGAATAAGGAGTTCATCATGGTTGAACAGATCACTGCCGCTGTTGATTTCGCCGCTATCGCTACCGGCGCTGGCGTTATCTTCGGCGCACTGGCTGTCGCTTACGTGGCATTCAAAGGCGGTTCCATGCTGGTCGGCGTACTGCGTCGCTAATAGCGGCATAGTTCAACTGGGGGCCTCTTTTGGCCCCCTTTCTGTTTCTTGGGGGCGTTATGGTTGATCTTTATATGTGGTCCTTCCTAATGATTGGTTGCCTCTGCGGATATGCTGTGTTCGGGAGTGTGTGATATGAAAAGGATACTTCTGATATTGCTGGCTGCGGGGTTTTGGCATTCGTCGGCTAGTGCTGCGGATTATTATTGGACTCCTTCCTCCGGTCCTCTTGCCAATACCATGTATAACTCCCCTCAAGCCGCTTGTACTGCATGGGCGTTATCGTCATCGAGCTATACAGATGGGCGTTCTGTTGGCACGTCAGATACTGCCCGGGACTGTCGCGGCATTAAATCAAACGGGACTTGGGTTCTTCTAGGGCCAGTCATAAGGCGTGGCGATAGTTGTCCTGCCGGCTCCGATTACAACCCTGCAACCGGCGAATGCGTAGCGCCTTTGGGCACTCCGGGAGAGGCTTGTGAAGAGGATGAGCCAGCTCTCACTGGCTTTGGCCGCATTCAGAACTCAGAGGGGCAGTGCGTCGACTTCACCCGTGCGGACACGCCGGCGCAATGTAAGTCGCTCGCGGATAAGACCGGCTTCACGACCATCTACGTGACGTTCGATAGCGACGGAAATCCTCAGACACCACCGCCAACGTCTACCAACGGCTGTGAAACCAGAGTCGCAACGGTTGCACATTGCACCATGGCACCCGCTCGGCCTTTCGGCGTTAACGGTCAGATTCAGTCAGTGGTTAACAAGTGCAGGGTAGCCGTTTCTTTCACGGGCGAAACTGCCGGTCCCGGCCCGCTTTCTGTTTCCACCGGCCCTGACACTGATGGCGCTTGCGACCCTGCAACCGAGTGTTCTGACCCTTCACCTGCGCCCATCGAAAACGAGTCTAAACCGTGCACATATGTCGAGGACGGGGAAGGGCGGCGGCATTGCTCTTCAAATAACTTCAACTACAAGCCCGGCGAGTCAAGCTGTGGAAGTGTCAACGGCCAGTTTACTTGCATAGGCAAAGCGCCCCAGGGCGACGCAACTAAGATCGATACGACAATTACCGAAAAAGATAACGGCGACGGAACCAAGACGATAACGAAAGAAGACACCGCCACGGTTACCAAGTGCATTGGTTCGTACAGTTGCAAGACGGAAGTTACGAACAATAAGACCGTTACCGTTAAAGATGGCAACGGCAATACAGTTTCCGAGTCTGGCGCTTGTACCGGCCCGGCCTGTTCAGACAAGAAAGGCAAGGGCGGCATGGATAGTTGTGCGATTGGCGAAGAGTGTTCCGGTGATGACGAGTTTGGCGGCCCTGATAATGAGGAAGCGGCCGGCATTGGTGATTCCACTCAGTCATTTATGGATCGAGTTTCCGGTGCGCCGATTGTTGCTGCGGCCAGCGGGCTGACATTCTCGGGCGGCGGTTCCTGCTCGTTTGGTTCTTTCAGTGTTCCGGTACTTGGGACGCTTTCGCTGCAACCTATGTGTAACTGGGCGAATGATTGGTTTGCGCCACTCAAGGCGTTAATGCTCTGCCTTTGGGCGCTTGTTGCTGTTCGAACTTTCTTTGAGGCGTGATCATGCTTGACGAATTTGCACAATGGTTAAAAGACCTTCTGCTTTGGCTCCCGCTGAAAATATGGGAATTGATTACGGACGGGCTCGCCAGTGTTCTTGAGGCGATACCGGTGCCGGACTTTATCAATCAGGCCCAGGGCTTCATGAACATGATTCCGGGGAACATTCTCTGGGTTCTGAACCTGTTCGCCGTTCCCCAGGGCATGACGATGATCATGGCGGCCTTGCTGCTGCGCTTCGTCCTCCGCCGCATTCCGCTGATTGGGTGACGTATGGCAATCGATGCTTACGTGGGCCTCCCGGGAAGCGGCAAAAGCTATTCGGTGGTCAAGTTCGCCATTCTGCCGAGCCTTAAACAAGGCAGGCTGGTGATTACGAATATTCCGCTCACGGACCTCGCCCACGAGGAGTTCCCCGGCCTGATTCGGCAGCTGGACCACGACTGGTACAAAGACGAAGCGCTGTTCGACTCGGTGCCGAACGGCTCCGTTGTAGTCCTGGACGAACTCTGGCGACGCTGGCCTAAAGGAATGCCGGCTGCAAAGGTGCCGTTTCGTGACAAGGAATTCTTGGCCGAGCATCGGCACTTGGTGGACGAGAACGGCAACAGCACCCGCATAGTGCTTGTGACTCAAGACCTCGACCAGATTTCGGCCTTCGCTACGATGCTGGTCGATACGACCTATCAAAGCGTGAAAATGTCTGCCCTGGGCGCCAACAAGCGATTCAGGGTCGATATCTACCAGGGCGCCGCCAAGGGCCAAAGGCCCCCCAAATCGCGGTTGCTGCGTAGCGTATTCGACCGTTACGAGAAGTCGATTCACCAGTACTACCAGAGCGCCACGAAAAGCCTTACCGGGCTGGTTGGCGACGAGAGCAAGGCTGACAGCCGTGCAACGATCTGGAAGTCACCGCTTATGATTTTCACGATTTGCGCGCCGTTTATTTTGGCGTTCCTGGTATGGCAGATCGGCAAGTTTTTCAACAATGGCATGACCTTTACGCCGCCAGAGCCGAAGGCAGATCCGGTTGCTTTGCAGCAGCCTGCGTTTGGATTGGTTAATCCAGCGCCTGAAGACCTGGCACCGAAGCCGGTTGCTCAGTCTGTTCAACAGCATTTCGAGCCGGCAATTTCGACCGTTTGGCGTGTCGTTGGCCACGTCCAGCGGGTTTTGCCTGATACCGGCAAAATGGCCGATGTGGTGTTGCTCACGTCTGTTTTTGGGCTTCGCTACGAGCCGCTGGCAAACTGCGAACCTGTGAGCATGGGGCATGCCTATCAGTGCATCGTTGAAGGTGCTATGGCGACCCCCTGGAGCGGTCCCATGCGTGCCGACATGTCAGCATCTGTCCTTGGCGGTGCATCCCAAACGGTTAATGCGGCCGGACAGGCAGTCGGGATTGCTGGTGAGCGTAGCGAACAGGGCAATGCCCGACAGCCCGTCAGCGCTGAACCAATCTGA